AGTAAATTGTTTTTGATATTTTGAATTACTTTCAAAATGATCTTGAAATACATCAGCAATCACTTTTCGCTTATCTGCGTTAAGTGTTATTCTTTTTTGTTTTTCCATATTTATATTTCCTTTCATAAAAATTGTTTTAGCACTTGACGATAGGATAGTCAAGTATTATATATGATTTAATAAATTAATTTATTAATTTATTAGTGTTCGATTTAGAGGGTTGTACTACACTTAAAATTGGGAAACCTCTGCGATCTACTACAGGTTGTGCGTCACACCACAATTTATTGTCGTCTTCTCATGACCTGTACTGATCCCTGGTCCATTGAATACAGGCCTGTATAAAAGCTATACTATGTCAATGGACCCGGGATCAGTGGGAACTAGTAACAGGTAATGCTTCGCGCTAACTGTGATGTTGGAATGCAGTCCGGAGATCTCTGAAACCGGCTCAAACTGGATGGACGCCGTAGATTCCAAATCAACCTAGCCCAGCTGATCCCTGGTCCCTTGGACTTACGCTCACTTGCGAGCCAGCGAAGTTCGAACTTTGTCAAGGGACCTGGGATCAGAGGCAGGGCCGAGGTGACTCGGAATTGACTGCCTACTGATCCTTTGTGATCCAATTGGTCTTGGACGCTATGCGCGACACGCGTTAGGGTAAAGCCGGGTGAGACCTACCGGCAATCACAAATGCAGTTTAGAATGATTCTAATTTGCAACAGAAAGAAAAAAGCTTCAAGCCTCAAGCTTCAAGCTAGTTTAGAATGATTCTAATTAACAACTAGATGCGACATTTTGTCTATTGACTTATGTAGGACTATCCTATATAGTGTACATGCTGGGCCCAAACGTAAGTAGGCTGCAGACGAAATGCCCAGCACCAACAAAACACAACCACAGGTTGTAGAAAGGTAGAAATGAAAAAAACAATGAAAAAAGAATATCAACCAGGAGGCAGCAAGCGCCACGTAATTTTAGACAAAGCGGTCGAGTACCTGAAGGATCCACGTTTCGGGTTCCAGGGTGACAAGCATACGTTTTTGTTAGAAGAGGTAGGACTGTCAGAGTCTGAATATTTAACCTGCCTGAACAGCGCTGCTGGTGGAGATTACTGGCAATGAAGAAAAAATATTATGGCCTGCAGGTGCACACGCTCACGTTTTTAAAAGTTGATGAAAACGGTGAGAGCATCGATGGCAAGCAGTATGAGTACACCGGAGATCACAGCGGTTTTTGCGACGGTATTGAGGATGAATATCTGGAAGAGGTTAAAGGTGAGTAGACGTCCAGGATTACCAATGGCCCGGATTTATCTGGGCCATTGGAGATGGCTCCAGCAACAAGGCCCAAGCTACAAGCAGCAAGCCGCAAGCTGCAAGCTTCAAGCCGCAAGCTTGACAAGAAACCTGTACTCTGTTACAGTATCCTATAAAATAAAGGAGAAAGATTTATGTTAGTAAAAGAAGCAATTAAAATTACAGAGGGATTTACCAGAACAAGCAAGATGCCGGGGCTATCTTACAGCCTGCCAGCGTGGGAGTGCAAGACCGGCAGCAAGCTACGTAAAATTAAAAATTCAGTTTGTTCAATGTGTTATGCCCTGAAGGGTAACTACACAAGATACAAAGCAATCAAAGAAGCACAATACAGGAGACTGGACGCAATTAAACATCCAGCCTGGGTTGATGCTATGGCTGCGGTGATCAAGCGCCAGAAGTGGTTTAGATGGCACGACGCGGGCGACGTACAGGACCAGCAGCACCTAAACAAAATTTATGAAGTGTGCAGGTTAACACCTGACACCAGACACTGGTTGCCAACGCGTGAAGCGTGGATCAAGGACCACCTGGCCAGCAAGCCTGACAATCTTGTTATCCGGTTCTCACCTCCGATGGTGGGGCAGCGTAACGACAGCTGGCCCAACTCTTCGATGGTTGTAGAGACTGGCGCAACATGCCCGGCACCTTCACAGGGCGGCAAGTGTGGCAGCTGTAGACAATGCTGGGATGGTGATGTAAAAGTAGTTAGTTACGGTAAACATTAATGCATGAATTTAAGCACCCAAAATATTATAAAGAATTACGCAAGCGTAATAAATCTGATCAGGCCATTAGCTTAAGAGCTCACGACGGTGAGTGCGAGCGTGCGCCTGGTCAGGGCCTCAAGCAACAAGCCACAAGCGCCAAGCCTCAAGCTCCAAGCTTTGACAAAAAAGAATAACAGGCGTCAAGCTCCAAGCAACAAGCATCAAGCTTCAAGCCACAAGCAACAAGCTCCAAGATTCTTGAACCACGGTACATGTGAAAACGATTAGCGGCTCTTGGACCGAGGGCCTGGATTAAGATAAATGTATTGTCAGGATGTTTCACGTGGAACGCAATTTGATGCGGACTAAATTTAATTTTATTACCCTTTGTAACTTTTAATTCTATTGTAAAAAAGTGCCTATTATTATTGTAGACCAACAAATCAGGAGTACCAAGTATGCTAATGTTTTCAAGCCTTGTAAAGGTAAACTCCCTCCATTCTTTAACAAGTTTTTTATATAATTTAGCTTCTGGTCCCACCTATTTTTTTGGGGTAACACTGTTGTTCTTAATGGGCTTCAACGAAGCTAACATTGCTATTAATTGAGCAACTTCTCCGTATGGTCTCTTCCACATATAGGACAACAATTCTTTTCTTTGTTCTTCTGATATTTCCATTCTTCCTCCTTTCTATAAAATTATTTTAGATTTATTTTGTGGCATAAGTTTTAACACAACACGTAAACCTTCTGTTGCACCTATCAATGTATTCTCATGAGCTTCTATTTTTTGTATCTCTGATAACCTACCATTACCCAAGTCAACGTAGACTTTAGCATACATAATAGCATTACCTTTACCATCGACTTTACCCATGCCTTTGTTAAACTTGTCAGTAAAGTTACCGAGCACTTGTTGTAGATCTCTAACTAACATTATAATAATTTGATCTTTCTTGTTTTAAATCTTTTATCTCTTGCTCTAACTTACTTATTTTAACAATTTGATCTGCAAGTTCTGTTTTGTATTGTGTGTTCATAGACAACAAATCACGAATGTTATTACGTAATTTATTTATTGTATCTTCTGATTGAGCTGTTTTAAAATCTATTACTGTCTCGTTTTCGTATGTTTTATCTTCATCTTTCATATATTGACAATATAACAATGTTACCTTAAATTGTCAACATGGGTGTTCCAAAAAGATTAACAGCAATGCAAATGAAATTTGCAGAATATTTAGTATTTAATGAAGGCAGAACTACAGGCAGAGATGCTGCCATAGCTGCTGGCTACAGTGAAGGCCGTGCTAGAGTTGAAGCATCAGAATTACAAAACCCAACGCTATCACCATTAGTTGTACAATACATAGGCGCACTACGAGAAGAAAAACTTAAAAAGTATGAAGTGACTTATGATAAACATGTTGCTGAACTAGGTAAGATTAGAGAGGAGGCTTTAAAGAAAGGTGCTTTCTCTGCTGCAACAAACGCCGAGAAGAACAGGGGTATGGCTGCAGGATTATATATAGACCGTAAAATAATAAAAACAGGAAAATTAGAGGAGCTGTCAGAGGAAGAGTTAGAAGCAAAAATGAAAAAAATATTAAATGATTACGCTCCGATATTAAATGCAAAGGTTGTTGAGGCATTGCCAGAAGAAGTTATTGAATCCGAGTTATCTTCTTCACCCAAGGACGAGGAATCATCGTCCGATCACCAAAAGTAATACCATCATCATCTTTATCATAAGAAGCAAATAGTTTAATAGAATTTTTATCTTTAGAATATAACCAACCCTCATTTACAGGTGAAGCTAACTTCATCTTGTCAAACTCTTTGTCGGTAGCCCAGCCAGAGTCACTGATGCAATCAATCCACTCCACTCTAACTCTCGGATAAGGTATATCGGTAGATCTATCAGTTAACGACAATTTTCTTCTTTTCCTAGGCATATGTTTTTATAACTCTAAAATTTGTATATGTATGTAAAAAAAATCAGTTTTATCAGAATTTTGTATCGCGCGCGCATAGGCAAACTGAAATATTGCCATAAGTGACAAAATAATCTGTCACATGACACTTTTTTTAACAACATTTTGTCTACCCTAAAGTCATATATACCAACACTTCTAGACCAAAGTGACAGAATGACATTATTTTTAGAGTAGTTTTTATTTTTTTTTTTATTTTTTTTTACCATACATATA